CAACTTCCCTGATAAGTACACCAGGAGATAATTGAGGAGTCGCCATGTTTTTCTCCGTTAGATCTCAGTTTATCTAAAAAATATTTATTAAAAATACATCTTTGAGTGGGGAAACAATGCATGAACAGATTACCAATCAGGATATACCCATTTATCAAAAACTGTTGAAGTCGTTCTGCTCAAAACTATTCGTTTTTTAGTACAATCTTTGCACTCATAAGAGTATGAAGATGCTCCAGATCCTTTTCTAATTTTGTAGAAATTTTCCATTAAATTTTTTTGTTGCCTACAAGTTCTACAATTTCTTTCCTTAAACAACAAATGACCAAGTTTTAATTGACCGTCTAAGTCCATCAACTTAAATACTCCCACATATATGCGCGATCACCATATTCATCAGTATACCATCGATCACCATCAGTATCTACAAAACTCGTTTCATCTGTACCATCAACAATAAACCCAAATGGTGACATGTCTTGTTCAATTTGGTTTTTTTGTTCTTCATATAAACGCTTTCTTACGTCTTGATCCGTAAGTTCTTTAAAATAATCTTGAGCTACTAACCACGCATAAATTACCAGACACATTGCTAGGTCGTCATTACAACCTTCTTCCGCTTCAAATGAGTTATTCTTTTGAATAAACGTTGTGAGTTCACTCATAATTTCATAATCGCTGAAGATTAATTTATCTTCCTCAATCATTGTTTTGAGATTAAGGCATCCAACCTTTTTTACTGCCTTTGACATCTTAACGCCAAGTTGAGTTTTCTTACCAGAAAATCCTTGACCCACAATTTGACCTGCTCTACCACGCATAGAACACATCAAAAGATTATTGTATTCAAGATCATAATGGATAATTGAAGCTACTTGATCTCCTACATCATTCACTTCACAAAGGATAAACGCTCCATTATAACTTTTTGCAACATCAACAATTACGCTTGGAAAAAGCATTGGTTTGATTTCATTATTTCGATACTTCGCAACTACCCTATGGGGAAAACTTGTAATATCTACAACAGTAAATGCCGAATAGTCATTGCCAACTCCGCGAGCAACGTCAACTGTCATCAAATAATCATGTTCATCAATTGGATCTTGATATACATCCAATCCTCCACTACGAGTCTTAGGATGATCGTAGACAAGCGTTCTAAGTTTACTCGCAGCAATTAGAGTATCAACAGATCCTAAGAACTCACATTCAAACTCAACTTTAAATTGCTGTTCAGAAGTGTTTGCAATGGTCTGCTTCTTCCATTCCGAATCTCTTCCAGGAACTTCAGACCAATGAACATCAGTAAACACATATTCATTTTTGCCACGCTCAGCATCGTGCCACATGCGGTAGAAATGATTCATACCGTGTGGGGTAGAGACGATAATTACTTTCGTACTTTTACCTGAAGTAATTGTAGGATAAACCGAAGCAAAGAATGAATCTGCAATGTGATTTGGAACGAACGCAAATTCGTCCAAGAAGAGGATATTGAAAGACATACCACGAACCGCAGAAGCAGAAGTAGAAGCAGCCAAGATCTTACTTCCATTCTCCAATTCCAATGATCCCTTATTCCATGCAATGATGCCCTGTTGCATCCATTTTGGTAAGTTTTCATATGCAGTTTGCAAACGGTCTAAAAGCTCTCTTGCAGTTGCCGCTTTGTTAGCTAGGATACCTATATTTACATTATCATTAAACACTGCATAGTGTAGAAGAAATGATACCACAGTTGTAGATTTACCAGTCTGTCGTGGCATCTTACAGATATTAAATCGATGATTATGGAAATTGTTTACTAACTTTTCCTGAAATGGATACAACTGAAAAGGCTGCAATCCCTTATCAAGAGTTACAATTTTTACATAGTTTTTTGCAAAATAAACAGGATCCTGTTTACATTTAACAAACTCAAGAATTTGTTCTTGAGTAAACTCAATTGGTGTATTTGCTTTTTTTAATAGGGGATTACCAAGATATACGTCACTCATAAAAAATTACCTTTGTTCAATCCAGTTCAATACTGCAAGTGCTTTTTTGTTGGTGTTTGGAGATGCACAAACAAGAGTATAAGTATCACTAATTGTTCCAATACCACTTCTACCTAACTGAAGTGCTGCTCTAATATCAAGATCAACTAATGACCCACCACCACCAATCACAAAACCACTTAAAAGATCACTTCCACCAGATACTGCAGTTTGAGTAATATTATACTGCATAAAAGAGTTTAGATCGGGATGATTTACCCAAGTTCCTCCAGTCAGTGTTGCATTTTGTAGAAGTTGCCAATAAACATTCGTATTATCATCAGTTGCTGCCTGTAATGATCTCAAGAGCATTACACCAGTTAGATTATTAGATTTCAAACGAATGCTTATAATCGGATAGAATGTATTCGCTGATGTCATTGTTGTCCCTGTGATGGGATTTGATATGCTCAAAAGAGTTCCAAGTTTTTCTGGTTCTCCTTCCTGAATAAGAGAATTAGAACCTTGATAAAGGTAATGAGTTCCTGCAACACCAGTTATATTTTCTATCTCAAGTCTAATTGGTAAGAATGGAGTAGAACACCAAACTGCTGGATTGGTATTTGAGTTCTCAAAAGTATGGGATGCAACAGTCTCATTCTTCATTAACCAAGCAAATTGAATTATACCTGCACCATACCATTCATAATTGATAGAAATCATTTGTTGTTTTGTTGGATCTGCAGTTACTCCAGTCCACCCATTTCCATCAAACTTTTCACCATTCCATTCATCTCGGTATACTCTGGTTTCTGTGGTAATTCCAGTTACACTACTGCGAATTACATAAGAATATGTTCCGCCATTATCCTCAAAGAAAACACCATTATTGTCATCAAACAATCCAAATCTTCTGCGAATACCTACCTGTGGTGTATCAAGACGAATTGCAAATGCAAGAGTTGCACCTCTACCAGGAATGTATCTCATCACATTCTTGGTTTGACGAATTACTTTACTACCAGTAGTAGATCCAACTTGCATTATAATATTACTGGCATTTGCATTAAATGTTGCAGTTCCTACTCCAACTATTCTTTCATCCCATACATCAGTCTCTTTACCATACTGGAAGGTGTTAAAGAATACTGTTTGATATGGAGATATTTTAAATCTATTATTACCAGTAAATTGAGGTCTCCAGTCCGTCTGGTTTCCCCAGTGATCTGCAATATTAAAAACCTCAAATAAAGATCTTTCTTGGTTTAGAAAATCTTGTGTAGTCTTATTCCACTGAGCCATAAATTAAATCCAATCTAATTTTGCAGGATGATATCTTTTAGAATCTTTGATTTTTACTTTATCTTCAATTACGGGATAGACCTGATGTACAATTGCACCTGGGTATTGATCTTGAAGTTGTTCCGATAATCCACTTAAAGAAGAAATTCCATTCTCAGTGGAAACCTTAAGTCTGTAAAGACTTCCTTGCCAAACAATGTCCGCATAAAATTCCTCTTCAACTTTTTGTTGTTGTGGCTCACTGCCACCCATAATCAAAGTTCCGTTGAAGTCTCCTGAAATATTTACGCTTTCGGAGATAAATTGATTAAAACTTTTCATGTCAGCAATTCCAAGCTCTGAGGGACTTATTGATTCTGCTATTGGGATCATTAGCAGTTTTTGATGAAGTTAGTTTCTTTTTCATACCTTTCATTCTTGCACAGAATGATGCCCTGCGGGGATTTCCAACCTTCTTTGAAGGTGCCTTAAGGTCGCTTCCAGGATTTTCACGCTCATATGATTTACGACCCTTTTCATTGAGTCCACCACTTTGATTCTTTCCTTCTTTACGTTGCCATGCGGCAACTTCCTCAATCGTTTCTTCACCAATTGTTCCATTATTTAAAAGATAATTCTTGGATTTTTGGCGATCATAAACTTGAATCAATGGTTGTCCTGGTTCTAATCCTGCAACATTATATTGAAGGACCGATGCTCCAGGATACACTTTTTGGATTTGGTCTGTTATTTCTCTTCTACTTGGCATATTAACTTGTGGGAAAAACATCTTATTCATGTATGTTTTTCCACGCCAAGAAATAATTACTGAAATGATATTGCCGTTGGTTGCTGGAAGACGAACCGACTCTTCCATTTCTCCGCTTGCAACATAATCTGCTGCTGTATCAATGTAATCTGCTGCTTTGGTGATTTTTGATTGAACCCATGCTTCCAAACTTCCCTCACCTTTACCAACTTTCATTTGCAATCTTTTTACTGCATCTGCAATCGTTTTTAATTCTGAACGAGCCATTGAGTATTCATGGTCTTTAATAGAAACTTTATCCCAAGCCTTTTCTCCGTAAGAACACTCAGATCTAGTTTCTCGTTTGTCGCAGAGTGGACAATATCTTTGCTCATCCATTGTTTTTTTATTTCTATTTATAAAAAAAGGGGGCAGTTGTCTGCCCCCATCAGAACTTAGTCAGTGACGAATCACTTCTTGAGTTCTTCGATTTCTGCCTTAAGCGCAGCGATCATTTCGCCTTGCTCACGTACAGCAGCAATCAGAACACCGACAAGACCGTTGTAGTTAACAGTCTTATGATCTTCACCCGTGTGTACGAGTTGTGGCAGGTGCTCCTCAATCTGTTGTGCAACAACACCACAGGTTTCAGCACCACTTGACTTCCAAGTGAAGTGTACACCTTCCAGTTTTCCAACCAGTTCGGATGCATTTTCAATGACGCGGATGTTATCCTTCAGGTTTCTATCCGAAGTTGCGTTGAAATCTGTTGCAGTGACAATTCCAGTTGCGTTAACATCAGCACAACTTAACTGACCACTAATGGTCATTGTTGTGTTTGCATTAACTGCACCAGTGAATGTCGAAACACCTGCATTGCTGATAAGCAGCGAGTTGAAGGTGTTTGGAGCATATCCAAGAGCAGTTTCAAGTGTTGCAATGGTTGTTGCATCAACAGAGTTGATTCCAACCAGAGATGAAGAGTTAACCCACTCAGAACCATTGTACTGGAGGATTTGACCGTTTGAAGACGATGTTAAATTGACATCTGAAAGATCATTCAGACTATTAACCGATCCAGTTGCACCAGTAACAGTATTGTATGCATAGAATTCAACAACATCACCAGCAAAAGCAGATTCATTCAGGGTAACTGTCGTTCCATTATTTGCAGTAAATTCGCTTGGAGCAAGTTTAACACCATTAATGAATACGTCAAGGAAACTTACAGTGTAGTTAACTGTGAATGAAGTTTGACCAGAAGTTGCAGTCTGAACTGAAGTTGTTCTCAGTGTTGGTAATGAGTCTGCAATAGGTGCCCAAGAAACGCCAGTTCCAACGTTCTTAAGAATGTAACCGGAAGTACCAGTGCTATTGTTGACATCGGTCAGAGTTCCATTGATATCAATATTATTGAATGTTGAAATACCAGATGTTGCATTTACATTACCAGCAAGATTACCAGTTACATTACCCGTAACGTTTCCAGTTAAGTTTCCAGAGAAACCACTAGTAGCAGTTACAACACCAGAAGCAACAACACTTGTCAGTGAAATGTTATTGTCGAGGTTGACTGTTACTGCATTTCCTGATGCCGAAGAAGTCAGGTTTGTACCACCAGAAACTGTTAAGGTTTCGGTTAACAGGTTGATGGTTTCTGAACCAGAATCACCAGCAACTGTTAAAGCAGTACCAACTAAAGCTGTTCCGACAGAAGTTAAACGACCTCTTGAGTCGACAGTGAATGTAGGAATTGCAGTTGTTGAACCATAAGAACCAGCAACTACGCCAGTGGTTGTAAGACCAAGAGTAACCGCAGCAGTTTCACTACCAGAGTTGTTAACTACGATGTCCGATGAACCCGAATCAGCAACGGTTGCAACATAGTTACCAGTTGTATCTGATCCAAGAGTAACAGAGTTTGGTTGAATTGTTGCAGCAATAGAAACATTAGATGATCCATCAAACGAGACAGATCCAGCAACATCACCAGTAATCGAGATTGTTCTAGCAGTCTGCAGAGCAGATGCTGTAGAAGAGTTACCAGTAAGAGCACCAACAAAAGTTGTAGCACTTACAATACCCGAAGCATTGACGTTGGTGATTGTTAATGAGTTTGCACTCAGAACTTCAGTTCCATTAATCTTATATGATTTGCCAGAGGCAAGATCAAGATTTTCGCTTGACTTCAGAGAGTTTGATGTATTATTCCAAGTTAAAGTCTTGCGGACGTTTGCAGAACCAATTCCAATTCCAGCTCCATCAAGAACAGCATTTGTCGATGCAGTTGTAGCAACACCAACAATGAAATCTGCTAATTCGATCGTACCAGAATTTACAAAGAACTGAGCACCATCAACATAAAGATCACCCTTAATTCTAACAGCACCAGTGTTGTCTCCAACAGCAGCGGGGTCAATGGTGATAACATCTGGACCTGAAATTACATTGGTACTAATACCAATTGCCTGACCCGAAGCACCAGTTACAAACTGAGCAGCAGTTACAATACCAGAAGCAACAACACTTGTCAGTGAGATGTTAGGATCTAAGTTGACAGTAACAGCATTAGAAGCAGCTGAAGAAGTCAGGTTTGTACCACCTGTGATTGTTAAAGTCTCAGACAGTAAGTTGATGGTTTCTGAACCAGAATCACCAGCAACCGTTAAAGCAGTACCAACTGGAGCTGTACCAGCAGCAGTTAAACGACCTCTTGAATCAACAGTAAATGTTGGGATTACACTGGACGAACCATAAGAACCAGCAACGACTCCAGTTGTCGAAAGACCTAATGTTACTGCAGCAGTTTCTGAACCAGAACCCGAAACAACAATGTCAGATGATCCAGCATCAGCAACAGTAGCAACGTAGTTACCAGTTGTATCTCCACCAAGAGCAACGCTATTTGGTTGGATTGTAGCCGCAATCGAAACATTAGATGATCCATCGAATGAGACAGATCCTGCTACGTCACCAGTAATAGCAATCGTTCTAGCGGTCTGCAGAGCAGATGCTGTACTTGAATTTCCAGTTACATTACCTGTAACATTGCCAGTTACGTTACCAGTCAGAGGACCAGAGAACGAAGTAGCAGTGGCCACGCCAGTTACAACAACACCAGAAGCGTTTGTATCAAATGCAGCAGCATTAACTTCACCAGTTAAATTGCCAGTTACGTTACCAGTTAAGTTTCCGGAGAAACCACTAGATGAAGTAGTTACACCAGTTACAACTACACCAGAAGCGTTTGTATCAAACGCAGCAGCGTTAACTTCACCAGTTAAGTTACCAGTTACGTTACCTGTAACGTTACCAGTTAAGTTTCCAGAGAAACCACTAGTAGCAGTTACAACACCAGAAGCAACAACACTTGTTAATGAAATGTTATTGTCGAGATTAATTGTAACTGTGTTTGAAGCAGCTGAAGAAGTTAAGTTTGTACCACCAGCAACTGTCAGAGTTTCTGTGAGTAAATTAATATTCTCGGATCCAGAATCACCAGCAACGGTAAGTGCAGTACCTACAGATGCAGTTCCAGCAGCAGTTAAACGACCCTTCGAATCAACAGTAAATGTTGGAATCTGAGTGGATGAACCATAAGAACCAGGAGTTACTGCAGTATCTGCAAGAGTAATTGCAAGACCAACGTTTGCTGAACCATTAAATGAAACTGCAGAAGAAGATGCGTCACCAGTAACTTGGAAGTTTCTAGAAGTTTGTAAAGTAGTTGCTGTATCAGCATTACCTGTTAAATTACCAACAAAACCACCAGAAGAGGTTGTAACACCAGAAACATTTATTTGCTGAGATTGTAAAGTTCCAAAGACGGTTGCACCGTATCCTGTGGTTTCAAACTTCTTGGAGCTATCGTGATAAAGCTCTACTGCACCATCTGGAATAAATCTTGCAATGTTTTCACCACCAGTGACTACATCATTTTTACTTAAAACAATCATTCCACCTGCGCTTTCAACCGCAAGTCCAATAATGCTAGATGAAGTGACATTAGAAATAATTCTATTGCGATCAAATGGAGCTCCAGATGCTGAATGAACAATCTTTAAATCATTAGAATCGCCTAATCTAAGTTCATCATTATCTCCAAAACTTGCGGTACTTTGGAATACAGCGGCTCCTGTAAAAGTAGAAACGCCAGAAACTACAACACCAGAAGCGTTTGTGTCAAATGCAGCAGCATTAACTTCACCAGTTAAGTTACCGGTTACGTTACCAGTTACATTTCCAGTCAGAGGACCAGAGAATGAAGTAGCGGTAGCAACACCAGTTACAACTACACCAGATGCATTGGTATCGAATGCAGCAGCATTAACTTCACCAGTTAAGTTACCGGTTACGTTACCAGTTACGTTACCAGTTAAGTTTCCGGAGAAACCACTAGTAGCGGTTACAACACCAGAAGCATTAACGTTAGTGATTGAAAGTGAAGTTGCACTTAAGACATCAACACCATTAATTTTATATGTTTTGCCCGAAGCAAGATTAAAGTTTTCACTTGATTTCAGAGCTGTATTCGCATTATCATATGTTAAAGTATTATTTGGACCAATTTTAATACCAGCACCGTCTGCAAGTGCATCAGTTGTTGCTGTAGAAGCAATACCAACGATGAAATCTGCAAGTTCAATTGTTGTGGAATTGATGACAGTCTGAACACCATCAACAAACAGGTCACCCTTAATTCTTACAGCACCAGTATTATCACCAACACCAGCAGGGTCAATGATAATTTCTGCAGGACCAGAAATTGTGCTTGAGTTGATTCCGATTGCTTGTCCAGATGCTCCAGTTACAAACTGAGCAGCAGTGATAATTCCTGTTGCTTTAACGCTTGTCAGATCGATAGAAGGATCCAGGTTAACTGTAACAGTATTACCTGAAGCAGAAGAAGTCAGGTTTGTACCACCAGAAACTGTTAATGTTTCACTCAACAGGTTAATGGTTTCCGAACCAGAATCACCAGCAACTGTTAAAGCAGTACCAACCGCAGCTGTACCAGCAGCAGTTAAGCGACCTTTTGCATCAACAGTAAATGTTGGGATTTGAGTCGATGAACCGTAAGAACCTGGGGTAACTGCAGTGTTTACAAGATCAACAGTAATTGTATTACTTGCTGCAGATGTAGCAACACTACCAGCGGCACCTACGATTGACAGAGTTTCTGTCAAAAGATTGATATTTTCGGAACCAGAGTTTCCAGCAACTGTAAGTGCAGTGCCAACCGCAGCTGTACCAGCAGCAGTTAAACGACCTCTTGAGTCAACAGTAAATGTTGGGATTGAGGTAGATGAACCATAAGAACCAGCAGCGACTCCAGTTGTCGAAAGACCCAATGTTACTGCAGCAGTCTCTGAACCAGATCCTGAAACTACAATATCAGATGAACCTGCATCAGCAACTGTAGCAACATAGTTACCAGTTGTATCTCCACCAAGAGCAACACTATTTGGTTGAATCGTTGCGGCAATCGAAACGTTTGATGATCCATCAAACGATACGGAACCAGCTACATCACCAGTTAATGAAATTGTTCTAGAAGTCTGTAAAGTAGTTGCTGTATCAGCATTACCAGTTAAATTACCTGTTACGTTTCCAGTTAAAGCACCACTGAAACTTGTTGCGGTAGCAACACCGGTTACAACTACACCAGATGTATTAGTATCGAATGAAGCAGCGTTAACTTCACCAGTTAAGTTACCGGTTACATTACCTGTTACGTTACCTGTTAAAGGACCTTCAAATCTTCCCTCTTCAGATACTTTGAAATTAGCAGCGGTAACGATACCAGTAATTCTGGCATCACCAACAACTACGAACTTTGAATCTGGAAGTGCTGTACCAATACCGACTTTTGTTGAAGCTGAGTTGGAAGTAATTCCAATATATCTTGCACTTGCGTCCAGCTCCAAAAATGACGCAAATTGCGATAGTTCTCTATTAAATGCCATTGTCTCCTTTTAGCGGATGGGGGGTTTTTAGATCTAAAAAGCCATCCTCGTGCCGTCGCACTAGGCTTCAGATATATTTAGAAACTACTTAATGAAACCCTCTTCCAACTGTTCGATGCTATACAAACGTAAAGATAATCTGAGTCATATGACATTTGTCCTGCCAATCCAGAAGAATTTGAGGATGTTGGAGGATTGTGAATTACGTTTGGAGAAACTCCTGTTGATGGAGTATTGTATGCATGAAAGTCTACAATTTCTCCACCATAAGTTGTTTCGTTAAAAATTACTGAGGTGCCATTGGTTGCAATAAAATCTGATGGTGCTAATTTGACACCATTTACAAATACATCTAAAAATCCTACAGTATAATTTAAAGTAAATGTATTTGTATTTGCAATTGCAACTGTTGAAGAAGTGTTTCTTAAAACAGAACCTGAAGCCCAAGTAACTCCAATGCCAGTGGATTGCAAATATTGCCCACTCTGACCAGTTGTAGAACCAGAACTAATTGATCTAACAGTGGTAATACCAACAATGTTTACACCACCAGTTACATTTAATGCAGATAAGGAAGAAGATATCCCTACATTTAACTTTGGTAATCTGCCGCTAAGAAGTTTTGCCATTTTACTATTTCACTCTCCCATCACTTCAGTGTTTCAATTACGCTTACGGTAAACTTCAAATTGGTCGCATTACTTCCAGATATTTGCAAAACATCATTCGATTCTAATACCAATTTTCCATCAAGAAAACTTGCAGCATCATTTGCAGGAATTACAAAATCTTTTACGATTTCTGTAGTGACCGCAATTCCAGATATTGTTCTTTTATGGGAAAATGTTACAGTTTCTGGTTGAGTGCTGGTATTTGCAACTTGTGCTAAAAGAACTACCCCAGCATATCCAATTGGAGCTGTATAAATTCCAACAGTGTTTGTTGGTACAACTTGAGTAACAGTTTTAAATACGTTTAATGCTAATGCCATGACTTAAATTAACCTCCTAGTGCTAAGATGTACGGTGTTACGTTTGCAAGAACACTCTTCTGATAAAAATTACCATATACTGTTCCAGTATTTTGATTGATGACTACACCATCACCAATTCTAAAATTACCAGATTGATCTGTGCTAGTATATACGACTAACCCACCATTTCTCATATCAACTTCATTTGCTTGAATTGCAACACCACCTTGAGCAGGAAGAGCAGAACTAATATCAGTCCCAGAACCAATGTATTCAAATGCGTGGCCAGATGCAAGAATTCTACTTTGCTTGAATATTGGAACAGTTGTTCCAACTCCAACTGCATATGGCAACTGTTCTGCAATTGTAAATGTACATATGCCTGCATGAGGTAAAGTACATCTTTCAATTGCATAATATTTTGGTTTAACAGTCAATGCTATCGTAGCAGTATTGATTCCAACATCAGGTGCAGACACAGTAACTGTCGGAATAGTTTCAAATCCCCTTCCACTGGAAATTAAATTTATTTCATTAAGAGATCCGCTAGAAATATCTGCTGTTGCTTGAGCTGCGATTCCCCATGGAGTTTCTGGATTACTAATCGTAATTGTTGGTGCATTGGAATAACCAGATCCATGATTTGTTATTGCTACAGTTTCAACTTCATAATAGAGTTTTCCAAAATAAACTACTTGACCGTCAAAAAGTCTTGTTGTCCCAACACCAGAAACTGTAAATGATGTAGCACCAGCATCGGCATTTGATGTAACAATTCCAGTTTGAATAACATTACTTACTCCATCTGCAACTAATCCATAATTACCAAAAGATGAGTTTGAGTTAGTTAAATCACATGCTCCACCACTTCCACAATAAACGGCAATATTATCGCATATAGTAAAAAGAGAAACTAATTGAGCATATCCAGAATTGGTTATTGATACTCCAATTCCACCTTGATTGTATTGAGTATAAGAATCAAGAACCATACTTTTAATATTACCAGAAGCATGATTTCCATCAACTTTCATACCAATGCTATTATGAATAAAATTGGTACAATTTTGAATGTATGGTGATTGTGTTATATTACCTGACCCTGAGGGATTAAATGAAATTACTGGATGCGTACTTGCAGCACCAGTAAAAGACATTTCAGCGATATAATTTCCATTAGATACGTGAAAAAGAGAACCAGCGTTTTGTGGAGATACTGATACTTCTCTTAAACTACTTCCAACAATACTAACTTGCTCTGGAAGACTAATTGGATTACTTTCAACATAGTTGCCTGGTAATACATTTATAACAGTTCCTGTGGATGCAATTGAAACCGCCGCTGCAATCGTGGCTTTTGCATCACCAAGTTTTTTGCCGGTATTGTTATCGTCACCATCAACAGTTACATAAAGAACGTTTGTTACTGTTGCACCAACACCAAGACTTACAATGTCGGTGCCTATACCACTTCTTTCTC